CCCCAGCCGCAAGTTTCCAACCTTCATCAACATTTACATCAGATCTCCAATTATTGAGAGAATCTTCCTTTACTCTAATATTGTCCATTGAACAAGTTATTTGGCGTTATTATTATTTAGAACTCCGTCTTTTAGCATTTTTGATAATTCACTAGTTGAACCAACAAACAGAGCATTATTCGTAACATTACTTGGTGCTTTTACAGAATCCTCATCTAACTCTTTAACTTTCTTCTGTAAATCTGCTAACTTATCTGTTGTATCACCAACTGACTTAATAATTTGTCCAGCAACTTCATATGCTCTTGGACTAGCACTTTCACCAGCAAGTTCTAAAATACCATTAAGTGCTTCCTGACCTTTCTCTATTAATGAATATAAATTAGCACGAGTATACTTATAATCCTTATCAATATCATCAGTAATATCAGTCATTGTATCCTTTCTTCGGACACAACCACCTTCATTAACATTCTGAACTTCTATTTCAGTGTTAAAGGTTTCATTCAACTCGTCATAATTATCTTTCATGATTAAATGTCTATTTTACGAGTAGGACTGTAATCTTTAGCATCACCAAAGAAAGTCGAAGTTTCTGTGAATCCAAAATCATCACCTGGTGGAATCAATGGATCATCATACTGATCTATTTCTCCATCCTCATTATAATCTTTCTTAGCAGTTGACTCTACTCTATACCTTTGAACACGTTTTGCAGTTTGTGTATTAGTATCACTATAGTAATCAACCTGAACCTTACGGATAAGTCCATCTGTGCTATCAGCAATAGGACCAAACATGTAAGTTTTAGCCGTAAAGTTTAATGTATATATTAATGCTCTTCTTGTATCAAAGTCTCCTTCATAATCATCCGTAAATGATATGTCCTGTAAGACTAAAGGAACATCTCTTCTTTCTCCAATTTGTTTAACTAAATCAATAGTTAATGTAAAACCAGGTTGAAAGAATGGTAATATCTGCTCAAGTATTTGTAATGCATCATCTTGAGTCTTAGTTAATACATTTAACTCAAATCCTATATTATATGGAACAGGCATAAAAACTTTTTTAAACTTATCACCATCCTGTGCTTTAAATGTTTGAGTAATCCCAGATTTCCTAGATGGATCATACGTAATAGAATTCATCTCAAATGAAATTCTAGGTAGAGTGATCTGAGTTGCTTTATTTAAATCTGCTTGTTGTTGTATTCTTGCTAAAAACTTTTGTCTGGGACCATAAGAAACTGGAACTTTAATATCATTTAAATCCTTTCCTGTATTATCTTGATGTCTAACATGAATATCATTAAATACCGTTCCAAATGATATAACAGTCTTTCTTAATATTTCGTGATAAAAATAGGTTCCTAACATTATACTTGCCCAAATGGGTTGGATTCAGTCCAATCTAATATTTGATCCGCTTCAAATTCAAATTCTCTGCTATCGTTGTATTTATCATTATTATCTTCAGGATCAAATATTGAAACAGCGTATGTAGCACCTGATTGTTGACCAACTACATCTTCTCCTGGATAGAATCCAGCAGTAGTAGATCCAATTCCAACATTACCTAATTCAAGTATGTTAGTATCTGTATCCCAAGATTTAACTCTTGCTTCAGTTTGAGATCTAGCACCAATAACAATTTCATTGAATAGATAATCTCCACTACCACCCATAGATGCTGGTGGAGCAATAGTTACATCTGGAGTAGAACTATATCCTCTACCAGCATTAGTTAAGAATATTTGTTTAACTACACTATCCTGTCCAGCAATTCCTATAGATGCTATTCCAACAGCAGTTGTTCCAGCTCCAGGAGCAGCAATAGTAACAGTAGGTTCTGTTCCATATCCAACCCCACCATCAATCAAATTAACTCTGATAACTCCAGTAAATACAGATTCAATAGAACAAGTTGCAGCAGCACCAGTTCCACCACCACCAGAAATTGTTATTACTGGAGGGGTTACATAACCAGATCCAGCATTAATCATCAATATCTTTTCAATAGAAGTTACATTTGCTCTTGTAGTTAAAATACCAACAGCCCTAGCAGGATCATCAGCAGGAGAATTTTCAAATGTTATTGTTGGAGGTGATGTAAATCCAGAACCATCATTATTCAAGAATATTTCACTAACATAACCAACACCCATTGATGCTGTTGCTGTAGCAGTTCTTCCCAACCCAACTAATCTAATTGTACTAATATATCCTTCATCCTGAACTTGTGTGTCAATTTCCTCAATTGAAGTAGAAATAACTTCATCCTCATATTCAAATAGTTCACATTTGAGTTGATAAACGTAATTCTTACCTAACTGATAGAATGGATCTTCATGCTCTACAAATTTTACTTCAAATAATCTTTGACCTAATGGAAAATATACTAAATCTCCTTCCTTTGGTCTATTAGTTAAGGGAACTATACTATCATCTGTTCCATCATCTAATCCAGACATGAATGGAGCAATAAAATCTTCATACCTTTCTTTTGAAATAGTAAGAACTACCTCATCCCTAAGACTCATTCCAAATTTAGTTAATACATCACCAGCACCAGAATAACCCTCATACGTATTTACATATGCTTCTATAGCAAAATTATCATCAAATTTAGAAGATTCTACTTCATTCAAAACATCATCAGTTCCTATAAATTTTCTTGGAATATAAGTTATCTCAACACCGAACATCTTTAAATGTTCATTTATTAAGTCTTGAGTTAATCTCTGCTCGGATTGAGCACCTTGTAAAAAATAGGGATTTAGTGCCATTATCCTATAAAGTCATAAGGTGGCAATTCATACTCAGATACCATCCTCGATCTTAGAGAATCTAATTCAGATTCTGCTGCCTGAAGAATTTCTCCTCCATTCATTTCTACACCGCCTGGTAATTTAACACCTTTAAACTTGCTTAAATTTTGCCCCCACTGTCTCTTTATAAGAGCAGTAAGATATTGTTTTAAGAATACATCATTATAAACTTGAGTGAATGAATCTGGATCTAATGCTCTGTAACAATCAAGAACTAACCAAGTATCAGCAGATTCTGCTCCCCAATCAATATCCAAATATAATCTATCTTGTCTCTTATTAAACCTTACTTGCTTATCAGTTGTTAATAGAAAATCAATATCAGCAAGATATGATTTGACCATAGAATACTGAAGTAATTCTACAGAATTAAAGTAATAAAGATCATTTAAAAACAACTGATACTTTATACTAAACATTCCACCAGATATAGAACTACTGTCAAATCTAAAAATCTTTTCTATACCAACTACAGAATCTGGAACTTGTAAAAAATTAGAAGTCTCATACCAATTACTAGTAGTAGTACCATAACCTGCTATACTTGTAGAAGTAGCAGTTGTAGTTACAATACCAACCCCATCCTTATTTTTTGCTTGACCACGATCAATATCTTCTTGAGTAAGTTTATACTTTAGATACATTCTTTCAACACCGTCAAAATGACGTTCATTGAAAAACTGTATAGCATCATCAACTAAATCATCTATTTGGCCATCATCAACATTAATCTCTAATACAGGAGCACCCAGCTTCCTTAAACAGTAATCTATTAATCCTTGTCTAGTTGCTGGTTTAGCCATTTCGTTTTGCTGCTAAATTATTCCTTACTGGAGTTACTATTTCTGCTGCTTCTTCATTACCTTGAAGTTCAGCAAGTTGTTGTAGTAAAGCATTATTTTGTTCTTCAAAATCTTGCTTTAATGTTTGGAGTTTTGCTTCCAAAAGAACGTTTTGATTTGAAAGTTGAGAGAGCCTTTGATTATATAAACTCACAAGGACGTTAATATCGACCTCACTATTTGGATTCTCTTGCATAATTTTATCAGAAAGTACCTCCATCTAGAGTGGAAGTCCATGTAGGTTTGTTACTATATATCACGCTAACTGATGTGGGTGTTACTGATAAGTTTTCAATTGTTCCATTATTACCTTCTTTTCTAAGATTGTTTGTTGTATCAAACACACCTTCAACACCAACCACAGATATACTGTTTAAATTACCACCAGATTCAACAACACCATAAGCATTACTGTTATCTTGTCTAACAATATCACCAGTATCAAGAGTAACACTACTGTTTATATCAAGTGTATTTTTAGTAATCGCAGTTAATACTTGTTTTGATGTTAGTGCTGGAGCAGAAGCCGCATTAGTTGAGGTCTGTAATCCATTCTCATCAAAGTAAACAACACCATGAGTATTGTAATCACCTGTCTGATAGTAGATACCTTTAATATCAAGGTTTCCTCTTGTTCCTGTTGCTATGCTATTAGCAAGGTTAGAATCGGGAATATATGTCCAAGATCTTATTGGAGCAGAACTATTTGGACTAGTTTGATCAATATATCCAAAGAATCCAGTCTTGTTATTTGAAGTTCCAGAACTTGTATTATAACCAAAAGAAATACCACGATCAGTTTGAGTATCGTATGCGTGACTAACTGTTATCTGAGTTGTAGTAGATATACCAGCAGTAGTAGTTCCTTGAATAGTAATTATCTTGGTAGTTTCACTATAATCAGTAATCTCAGCACCAGCACCAACAGGAAGTCCTGAAGGACCTGAAACAACGTCACCAGTATTAATACCAATAACAGAATCTAATGTAATAGTGCTAACACCAACGACAACTTCTGCCATTACTGTTTTTTCACTGGTTAGATCACCAAGGTGTAGTATTGGATCATTAAGAGTTGAAATTGTAGAGTTAACAGATGTTGTTGTTCCATCTACCTGTAAACTACCTTTAATAACAACAGTACCTTCATTACTTAAACCATCTGGATATGGGTCAATGAATAAGAGATCACCACAACCTGATTTCGTTTCAATTACATTAGAACTTATTCCAACACAACCAAATCTAGTATAAGCATCAAATTGCCAATTAGCACCAGTAACCTTTACTTCATTATCACCATCCTCATCATATTCTATCATTGCATCATGATCAGAACCAAATGATAGGAAAGTATCATCTACAACATTAACATGTCCACTACCATCGGTACTGAATATAACATCACCATCAGTATCAGTTGATGATAATGTATTTAA